AGATGTCATTTGCGTTGTCTTGAGCAAATGCCAGGATAGTAGGGGTGGTGTTTTTTCCGTGGGTGGTTATACTGCTGTCGGTTATTTTAGCCATGGGATTTACAGTCCTCTCTCTTGTTGCTGAGTTTGAGGTCTTGTGTATAAATGTAGGACTAACGACTCCAAAGAGGCAGCCATTAGTCCTAAAACGGGTATTTTCATCCCGATAATCCTTTGTCCAAAGTAGCAAAAGCTTCGTAAGTCACTGATTTACTTAGTAACAGAACGCCAGTGTGGTGGAATTGGTAGACACACGGGATTCAAAATCCAAACGCGCACTCTCAAGCCAACCTTCTAGAAAAACCACATATCTTTCAGTTACTTAGCAACTCTTAGCATTCTATTGTGGACAAAGGACTCATTCACAACTAGACCAAGAACTGTTGATTCTACGCTTTAGATTTATCTTTTGCAAATTCACGGTGAGATGACACTGCTGTGTTTTTAGCTTCGGGACGGGGACGATTGTCTACAGGTTTGCTGCCATAGATAACGTCATAGTTGCTGGAGAAAGACTTTGAGTCTGTAGGTCTTTGGATTGAGCCTTTTGACATATTATTTTCCTTGCACTTGCTTTGTTTTCTCAAAGCTTCTCATGCCACCCAAACCTAAGAGTCCCATCAGTACAGGCATCATTGTCCCTGTGTCAGCTTGAGGTATAGATACCCCAAATCCAGCCGCGATTGGTGAGATTAAAAAGTTAACAGCCATACCAATTACACAGACCCAACCTGTCGCTGGTCTCCAAGAACTTTGGAACCAGTTTCCTTTTGCTTCTGCTGTGTTGAGTTTGATTTGACTAAGAGCCAATTCCTGCGCGTGTTTCTCTGACATAGTCGCAATTTCGTGAGCGATCTTCTGCTTGGTGTCTGCATCTGGAATCCATTTGTCGAGTAGCCCCGCTACCGGAGCAATCAATTGTGAAAGCATTTTGCTATCTCCTAAAAATCTAGTAAGCCCACATCACAGGATGCCTATCGTCACCCAACTCGCGGATGTCAACATGCACAAAGCTACGGTGTACTCCAATACCTGTAAATCCAAGTTCAATCGCTTTCTGAACAATTTTGTACATTTGTGTTCCGTTACTAACTTTAATATCCGCTGCGATTCCTTGGGCATGTGTTCCTGCTTTCTCCTTTCGTTTTTCTATTGAGTGGGTTGGTGACCTAAAACCGGAAGTCACGATAAATGGGAATCCACAGGCTTCTCGCAATGTATCAAGCTTGTGAATAAATATAGGTTTCATTTGGTTTTCTCCAGTTTCCTGGCAGTTAAAGTCTTCAGTCCTGAAGTACTGGTAGCGACCAGTCATAAGCATCTCCTTTTAAGGTGCAAAAAAAAGCCCACCGAAGTGGGCCAAAGTGTTTCTTTTTACTTTCGTTTTCTTAGTATTTGAATTGTGTCAGATTCCCAGATTCTTAGTCCCAGCCATATAATTGTGAATAGGCTGGCAGCAGGAGGCAACCATGCAGCGAGAGAAGCGAGTGCTGTTGTACCAGCAACCACATCAACAATATCTTTCATTTCATCATCCATTTGCTTGACCAAGTATTACTGAGATTATTAAATAAATAATGTATGCCATTGCAGAACAACAGATACACGCTAACGAGTTCCAAAAAAACGCTTTCCTTCTCCTCGCTTGAGCGTAGACAGTAGCTTCGCGCTGCTCTCGTATCTTTCTTCTGAGGTCTACGAGTTCTTGATAGCCCCCTGTTCCGTAGGTATAGAGTAGGAGGGTGCGTAGTTCGTTTTCTTGTTTGTTGACTTTCTTTTGTTGAACATAAATATCCATTGCCTCTTGCTCAACACTTTTTTTAGATACAAGGCGTTTAAACAAGGGTGGGTTGTGGGCTTCTCTTTTTGCTTCATTAAAATCTGCGACTGCTCCATACCAGATGCCAATTTGTGACAGTGTCGATTCGATTTCGTGACCAGCGGACACCATCCTTTTTACTGTGTTAAAAGCTTTAGTTGCAATCGCGATAGCTGTGAATGGGTCAATCATGTATCACCGCCTTGTCAGGATTTTTATAAATGGGAACGCAGTACGCGGTTAATGGAGTCCTATAGTTCAGGGCGTGTAGTGGGAAAATCTGAAGTGGACGGCCAGTTACGCAAGGCAGTCCTATGAGCGAGGATATTAGTGCGATTAGGCCAGTCAGGAGTTTGTGCTGCGATGTCTGTAGCAGATAATTCTGAGTCTCTCCACTGTCGTGCTGCGTCGTCCGCAGGTACATCAAAATAAGTACTTGTTTCAAAAGCAAAGCCGTCTAATAGTTTCCGATATTCTTGTCCATCTCGGGGGTCTTGAGTAACCCAAATGTCATCTATTAAAGATTGTGTAATAATCATGCGGGTTCTCCTACCATGTACGTTAAATATATTGCGCCGCTCGAACTACCAGACGCGGATCTATAGAAACTAAATTCTCGACAAATTATGGGTGCCGCTATCGATGGACCACCTGCGCTATTTCCATTCATAATAGTTAAATAATTACTATGAGCGTTAGCAGTGCCCGCAACGCCAATTCTTGTAGAGAGAACAACTCCATCAATTTTAACTCCTGTATTTGCGAGAGCGGCTGCGGCATACATTGCCTCTATTCTCAAATACCTGCCTTCCGGCGCTACAATTGTTAGCGAGTTAGTGCCCAACGATGCGGCATTCTGTACCGCTGTGCTAACGGTAGTGTTTGAGTACGCTACTGGTTTAAGATAGCTAAACTCAGGTGGAGGCGCTACCAAAGTTTTAAGCGCATAATACATATCTTCTTTGTGAAGCCAGTACGCGGAAGATAAAGAATCGCTTGATGTTACTCCCTCAATTAGTGAGATGGCGACAGTTTCGCCCTTTGATCCAGTCTGACGCGCATAAGCTATTTTAGCTTTCGTTTGAGGAGAAACATCAAAAACTTGAGTAGTCTGCCCCTTTACGAATGTATCAGCGGCGTCAATTCTTTCAGTAACAAGACCAGTCGAGTAATTTATAGATATTAAACTCTGACTACCCGACATCTCTTTACTTAACGAATCAAACAAGACTGTTTCTACGGCTGTATTACTTACATTTCCAGAACCTAAAACCCACACTGCTCCTTTTGCGTATCCCGACCAATTCGTATGTGTTTCGCGTGGAGCTATATAAATCTTGTCTTCTTCGTATCGGTAAACACTCGCGTTGACAGATACACTCGCAAGTGCGGCGAGCTGTTGATATCTGAATAATGCACCACTCGAATTATATTTTTGAAAAGAACCTACTGTTATTGCCGAACCATCATACGCAGCTTTTTGATATCTTAATTCATAAAGTGAATTAGTTGAATGCCAAAGATATTTACCAGTCTGTTCAGACTCTGAAAGAGAAGACCAGAGTGCGCGTTGCTGAGTAGTTCCCGTGCCCTGAGAAAAAGCCGCAGGCGTAATATCTGTGATTGTGTGTGAACCATTGGCCGCAACTAAAACCTTTTTGACTACATATCCTGTCGCCGTATTGCCTGTGACATTTTGATAAGCTAACAAGAAATTAGCACTTGAATCATCATATTTTATTAATTGAATATTGTACGCACTGTAAACACTAGCAATCGTAGTTGTGCCTACATTTGCTTGGGCGTAAGCACTGTTGACTGTGCCTGATGTCAACTCTAAAGTCATATTTGAAGAAGAAGCTGCTGTGGAGATCGCGACCGAACAATAAACTGACTTGTCTCGCGCAAAAGTTAATTCCCCACCATAGTGCCTTGAGGCTTCGGTCTTAATTGAAGATGGTAAAATATAGGCTAAATCGCTATTAGCAGTTACTGTTATCGCATTATCAGATTTTCTTACAGTTACAGTGTATCCTCTAAGTGTCGAGTAGCTGCTATTCGAATTAGAGCCATGTGTGTATGTTGTAAATATGTAATAAGTACTATCTTCACCTTGATAACTGACTTTGTATTTAGGATTATTATAAGTTGTATCCTGCGGATATGAGTCTACAAAAGATAATTGCGTTCCTTTGCTGTCAAGAACAACATAAGCAACTGAAAGATAACTACCGCTCCCGTTGAGCCGTCCGAATGGGTATAGAATATTTCCATTTGGCATTGTACCTTCAAATTTTCCACCGTATGCAAATGGGATCGCATCTTTACTCGACCACCCTGCTGTGCCTCCATTCGTTTGACTTAAAACGCTTTGGTCTATCGACGCAGTTTCCGCTAGTACCGACGTAGCAGCAACTAATTTACCGGCTTGATTCAGCTTGTAATATTGACCTTCGGTCACGGGTCCGTAAGCAGCCACTGCTGTTGATGCTTTTAATTGTATGTTTGCGCCACCGCCTGACGAAATTAAATCTGTTAGATTCGACATTTATATAAATACCCACGCTGAAGTTGATATACCAATAAGACCAATACTCATATTAGCCACGTTAATTGTTAAGTCTGAAGATTGTCCTGCAATGGTGCTGCTGTTGCGACCAACCACGGTGTTTACAAAGTTTCCAACGGTTATGAAGACTTTCATGCCTACAGTAGGCGTTGGAAGCGTTAGCGTTACGCCAGCAGTACCAACGTAATGATGCGTGTTAGCCGTAGCGTTACCGTTGCTGCCAACAGTAGCGGTGGGAATACCCGAATTTAGCTTGGTGTGATCGGCATCGGTAAAAACATTAGAATCTGTAGCAGCTTCTACAGCCGCTCGAATCTCTGCGTTGGTTTGATCTGCGGTTGCAGAGGCTTCAATGCCATCGACCTTAGAGCCCTGCGCCGCAGTAGCATACGCACTTGCCGCTGTCGTAGCCGCAGTGCCAAGGCCAAGATTCGTTCTGGCTGTGCCTGCGTTATTGAGGTCAGATAAATTACCCGTAGCTAATAACGCACCTGACAAAGAGGCGTATGCACTCAACCACTGACTGCCATCATAGACTTTCATTGCGTCAGTAGCTGTGTCGAAATACAGCATTCCAGAGGCCAGTGCATCACCATCGTTATCAACAGTTGGCGCACTAGACTTAGTGCCTAAGTATCTGTCATCGAAACTATCCAAAGCCGCAAGAGCAGCATCTTTGGCGGCTACCGAAGCATTTTTGCTAGACTCACTGGCGGTAGCAGAAGTAGCAGCTTGCGAAGCTTTGGTGGTCGCGGTCCCTGCGGAGGTACTTGCTTCAGATGCTTTCGTTGTTGCGGTTTGTGCGCTTGCTGACGAATTATTCTGAGCAGTTACGGCGGCATTCTTTGCTGCAACCGAAGCATCTTTAGCCGCAACGGACAAAACTTTAGCTGCAACACTTTCATTTTTCGCAACTACCGATGCATCTTTAGCAACCACGGAAGCGGCCCTAGCTGTCTCTGAGTCACCCGACTTTGTAGCGGCTGTTGAAGCGGAGGTACTCGCCTCAGATGCCTTTGTCGTGGATGTGGCTTTTGAGGCTTCGGACGCTGTCGCAGAGTTGGCACTTGCTGTCGCAGAGTTGGCAGAAGCTGTGGCAGAGTTGGAAGACGCTGTGGCAGAGTTGGCACTTGCAGACTGTGCGGTTTCCGCATTGGTCTCAGCAGTTTCTGCGGCAGACTTAGCAACCACCGCTGCATTCTTTGCAGAAAGAGAAGCCTGTCGTGAAACTTCGGAAGCTGCCGCCGAAGCCGCATTATTAGTTACATTTGCAGACGCAGATGCGGCACTCGAAGCCGCTGAAGTGGCACTGGCTGCTGCTGCCGTTTCACTGGCTGCTGCTGCGGCTGTAGAACTTTCAAGCGCAGTTGAGTTAGTAGCACTGATACCAGTGCCACCAAAGAACGAAGATTTAGCCATGGTTGGGGACTCTTTTGATTAAGTGTACGCTGGACGTATTTGTTGCAGAGTGCCTGACTGCTCTTGCTCATAGGCTTGTGTCTGAATCTCAGAACCAAAGGCTTTGTACTTTGTCTCGAATATGTCTGCACGTTCATCAAGATAGTAATCTGAAGCATAAGTTAAGGCAGCATACGACAGCAGGTCAGGCGCAATCTGAGTCAGAATGTTTTCATCACTGTCAGCAACTAACTCAGTAAACACAGAATAATAGTTGAGTATCAAACTTCCCGATGTGGGCTTTGGGTGGAGTAGCAGGTCGCTACCTTCTCGCGCAAAGTAAACAGGACTACCTGTCATACCTGATTCTATATATGACTGCATCTCGCGCATCGGTAAACGAGTTAAAGATACATTTGAAAAGTAGATGTCTATTGCTTCTAAGAAGTTAGTCGGTAGGGTTACTTTGGAAGCTACGGAACTAAAGTTGTATGTGTGCTGGGTTTCCATTGCTGGAATCCGTAGACCCCGCTGTATCCTGGCGATACCTTGGTCAATGAAAGTGTTCGCTAGTTCATCAGTGATGTCTGAGCGATTGAGTAACGCTTTGAAGTGTGTACGGACTTGACCGTAGTTCATTTTTTACACCTGCTTTTTAGTCGTTATGAAAGAATCTAAATCCTGTTGCTTCAGTCGCTTCAAGATCGCCTTTGGGTCTTCTTTCATCATGTCGAAGCCTTCGCGCAACCACTGTTCATAGACAGCGACTGGGACACTTGCAACACGCATGAATTCACCTTCAGTTTGATTCTTTGAGTTATCGCGTTCTCGCTTTAAGCCATCCATAAATTCAGTTGGCAGATGTTGACTTGACTTTATTATCATCGACTCATCGTGTACATCATCGGGGAGGATGGCATTTTCAAGATCATAATAATTGGGTATAAATGTTCTAGACATTGTGGTCTCCTTATAAATAAAAAAAGAGGGAACGGAGAATCAGGCAGAGAAAGGAGAGCAAAACCACTGCCCTCATCCCCGCTCCCAACTATTTAACTAGGACTTAGAATCAAGAAAGTCCTGTGATCATACCGCTATCAGCGAAGCTGCTGTGCTTAACTGATACTTCACCAACAACCATGTGCTTATCGCTATCACCAGTCTTCGCAAGTAGAGTGCGAGTAAACGGACGTAGGACACATTGCTTAAACATTGAGGGATCAATGAGGTAAGCGTTGGTTGCGAGATTTTCACGGTTTAGTACTACTTTGAATGTTCCAACATTATGTTCGCTCAAGTTCGTTAGGCTTGAACCGCCCTTTGTGTTCTAGGGCTGCTGCATGTTTCGCCATGCAGATCAGACTATATCATCTCTACTAATTGTAGAGCCATGCGCTTCCACTCACTTGAGTGTACTCCCAAAAGGGATAGTCGTTGAACCTTCCTCTTACGAGGCTTGGCTGCTGATTACCATATCTATTAGACTTAGGCTTCCCAGACAATTCACACGGTTTATACTACGCAAGGATGTTTACGCAGTTACCAAAACGTCAATAGTATTGACCAGAGTTTTACTACCGCCTAAGTCACGTTCACGCCCAGAAGCTGATGCAAAACCTGCAATGAGCAGACTATCTGCTGGCTTGATCATTAGTACTGAAGGATCAGAACCATTCGTGTAGCAAGTCTGTGCTAGAGAAAGCAGCTTGGCTTCTGTGAGCGGATCGGTGCTGTTGGAACCTGCTGTTAAGGTAGTAGAAATCTGCTGGTCGATAGATGCCATTTTACGGGCAGTACTGGCGTTGGTGTTCACCGCTGCCTGAGACACACCGACCATAGACTTTTCGACATCGAGTTTA